ACTTGTACTGCGTCAAACAATGGTCGTTTTCCTTGTGATAGTGCCATAATGTTTTATGTTAGTTGATAAAAGTATCTTCTACGTAAAACTTACGCTACTAGGATGTCGAACAGTACTGGAACCATTTTGTTCCAAGCCATGAACTTGTTGTCAACTCGTGATTCTAGACCGATACCAGATAGCTGTGACGTGTTAGTCGCAACGTATGGGTTTACAATAGTCTTCATTTTTCCGTATGTTGACTTAACGATTGCAAGCATGAACGCTTCTCGTACTCCACCGAATACGTGTCCTGCTGCGTGCTTTGATGAACTGTAGTGCATAACACCTAAGTACATGAAACCTCCGTTAACTTGTGAGATACCGTTCTTTAGAACCATATCTGCTGTGTTGAATCCTTCTGCTGATGCTAGAGCTTCTACTTTTTCGTAGTCTGCTTCTCGCCATACGATGAATCCTCCGTTTCGTGCAAGCATGTCTCCACCACCTGCTGTTCGGATTGCTGTCTTCATAGCTCCGATGATAGTCTTAACATTTGAAACTGAAACAGTGATGTTTCCTGCTGCTCCACCGATTGAAGCGTTGTCAAAGTTAGTCCATTGTGCGTGTTCTGCAAGCATCTGTGTTTCGATTTTCTCGTTCAACATAGTTCCCATGTTGTCCGCGATTTCCATAAAGTCAGAGAATGATTTCTGAGCTAGGTCTGCATCGTCAATGTGCTGTGCTGAGTAAACGTATGTGCTGATTGTTACACTCTCGTCTGTAGTAGCTGATGCTACTGAGTCATATCCTGTACCACGTGTTCCAGTTGCTACTGTAGCGTCTGTTAGGTAAGGGTTTCGTAGAATACCAGTGTTTGTGTACTTTACTTTACAAACATCTTTCCAAACTGTAGGTGCGTCAAGACGTTCCTGCAACTTAGTTTCGTATTCAATTGTTGGGATTATTGCCATAATAATTGATTATATTTTTAATCAATCAAACGGTCTGTTAGGAGTTGTAGAACTTCCCTGAGTCTTGTTCCTTGTCTAGTCGTGCGTTCACAACTGCGCTTCGCATGTTCTGAGGCACTTCGTCGATAGGTTTTGATGACCAGTATTCAACTGAGTCTGTAGCTGCACCTTTAGCTCCTACGCCTGCTGGTGTTGCTTGACCTGTTCTGAATACGTCTAGGTTCGACTTGAAATAGTTGTTTTCAAGTAATTCATGTAAAGGCTTTCCTGATGCTTTCATTTCATCCTGTACAAAATCTCGTTCTGCTTTGTTCTCGATACCTTCGCTCTTTAGGTAGGCTCGTTCTCCATAATCAAACGTGTCTGATTGTTTTGACTTAGGTTCTTCTAGTCCCATCTTCTTTCGAGTCTGGTTAAGTTGTCGCTTAAGTCGTGCTTCTTGTGCTTCTAATGTTTCCTTCTGTCGTTCTTCTACTTCTACTTCTTCTACCTCTTCTTCCACTTCTTCTACTACTTCTTCAACTTCTACTAAGTCGTCTGTAGTTTCGTTGTCAATATCCATATTGAGATGTTTGGTTTAGTCATTCAGTAAGGAATGATACTTTTTATAAGTCACTTTTGGGAGGTGAGATAACCTTGTGTACCCCTATTATACCACGGGGTCTGGTGCGTCACAGACAGAACACTTGAGTCCTGAACCGTCACAGTTAGGGCATACGATAGCCTTCACTTCCTTCACTGCCTTCACTGTCTTCTTCACTACTACCTTCTTGATAGCTTCTAATACTTTCTTAGCCATATTAAACGTAGTAAAAGGTTACGTCGATTGCTGTCCCACCTTTGGTGAAGAACAGACCTGTGTTAAATGCTACGTTACCTAAATCGTGATATCCGATAGCTGGTGTGATTGTGTTGTTAATCACTGTTCCTGTTGCTGTGAGACTGTCCCATAGCTTTACTGTCCCTGCGTTTGTACTGTTTACGTACATGCCTACTAGAGTTCCTGCTCCAGCTTTAAGCTGTGCAGTTGCTGTTCGGTTTGTGAAATTGTTGACCATATTATTCTGCTTGGTTTACGTCAGAGTCTTTCCCCTCTGCCTTTTCGCTTTTAATGTTCTTTAGTGCGTTGTACCCTTCCTCTAATGCGTTCACCCCCTCAAACCATGCTTTGATGTTTGAGCCTAGTTGCTCGTTACCGTTGTTGTCAGCGATAAGTGCAAATGCTCTGTTCTTGTATGGGTTGTGTTGTTCTCCTTCTTTCAGTACTCCGTGTGAGTAGATTGATTGTAGGATGACCTTTCGTACTGCTTCGCACATAGCTTCGTCTGCTACAAATGCTTCTACTTTTACTACTTCTAGGTCTGAGAGATATTCGTGTGTCATATTATTGAGTTAGTTGTGGTAATTCTTCTGGTGCAGGAGCTGGTAGTTCTTCTTGTGGTGCTTGTGGCTGTTCTGCCTGAGCTACTGCTGACTCTTCTGGTGTGATGACTTGTGTGAAGTCAATCGCACTCATTCCTGAATCTTCTAGTAGTTCATTGAACGCTTTACCGATACCAGGGATTTGTGCAAACGCTTGTGGGTTTGCCATAATCTCTCTAATAATATTGGTAATCTTGTCTGCGTTCCGAGCCATGTCCTTTTGCTTGCCTTTGATATTGACAAGTACATCCATTGGTAGGCCGTCTAGCTCTCCCTTGAGTACCTCCATGAATCGTCGTGAGCCTCCCTTCATAAACTCTTCCTTCTTAATCTTGATGAGTTCCTCTCGTATCTCTGGAGTAGGAATCTTATCGTCTAGGATTAGCTCCATGATTTCTTGCTCTGCTTCGTTGGTTGCTACCTTCTCTGAGATTTCTAGCATCTCATCCATTGATAGTTCTTCTGAGAATGTTTTACCTGCGTTCATCTCTCGTACTAGATATCCTAATATCCAGTCCCGATAGAGTACGTCAGCAAAGAATGTTGCAATCTTCCCTTGTCGGTACTCGTGAATACCTTGCCCTTCTTGAACGATAAGGTTCTGTAGTGCAAATGGTGTTCCTGATGTTGGGTTCTGTCCCAGTGAGCCTTCTGATGCAGAGCCAAGTAGCCGTGCGTTCTCTTCTTGCTTCTGTTGCTCTTGTGTAAGCTCCTGTAGCCCTTGTAGGGTTCCATCCATTCGTGAAGTGTTTGCGCCCTTCTCCTGGTGTAGGAGTGTGTTGTTCTTGAGGTTGGTTAGCTTCTGGTTCCTTAGTTCTTCACTGTCTGTAACAAATACGTTGATAGCAGAGTCTAGTAGGTCTTTAATCTTGATACCTGCATAGTTGCTCCATACCTGTGGCTCAAAGAGTCGTTCTACTACTGACCGACCACATGCTCGCCCTTTAGAACGTACAGAGTCAATCTTGAGGAACTTGAAGTTGTCAGCAAGTGGCTTGTCTTTCCCTTTGAATAGAGTGATACCTTTCTTGTTCCCTTTATCGTCTGTGTAGTATGCAACGATGTGCATAGATGGAACGTACTTGTTCCTGTCACCTACAGCACTAGCACCATCTTTGTCTAGCCATGATTCTGGTAAGTCACCTCGTAGCTCAAAGGTTTCAATGTTCTTGCTTGGTAGTTTAGCAGGTTGGTCATTAGCCATTGGTACTTTACGGTTCTCATTAGAGAGTACGATAAGTCGGTCAATAGCGTCATTGTCCCACTTGCCTTTGAACTCAGTTAGTTGTGCTACTGAGTAGTCGTGTTGAATACATAGAGGGCCACTACTTGCATCTACTTGGTTACAGAAAGCAATAGTCTTTAGGTCTACTACCTCTGGTCGTGTGTTGTTGATGTTCTTTACAATAACAAGGTCATAGATGATAGATGTTTCTACCACTTCATCAATAAAGGTGTCTAGTTCGTTTCGTCTAGCCCACTTAGGGTGATACTTCTTTACCAGGAATGACTTGTAGTAGTCTGTAGAGCTATCTACGAAAGGCACGATGTCCTTAACGTCAAACCCTTCACTACGAAAAGCCACATCAATGATAGGTGTTACAACATCATTGTATGGCCGTAGTCCGTCGTTAGCTCCTTTGTTGAACCATGCGTTAGCTACGTTAGTACAACGCTCAACGTGTTCATACATGCTCCAGTCCTTAGAGTTAGTGATTGGAACTCGTGACGTTCGGTAGTTGGTCTTTTCTGCTGTGATGTAAGCAAATACATCTTCGTACTCTGTCATATAAATTAGTTAAGAAGTAGGTTTTGGATAAACACTTGTCGTACAATGTCGTCAATGAAGACTCGTTTGCCCTGTGTAAGGGATAGTCTACGCTCTGACACTTCCTCACCCTTCTTAGCTGTTACATAAATCTCTGTGTGTAGCTGGGCTGGTTTCATCTTGAGCAACGCCTCACCTAAGTCATCTGTCTTAGATGTGTATGTTTCTCCATTAAAGGTCGCCTCCAATGAATACGCCTTAGCCTTTGGTGTAGCTTTAGTTTTAGTTGTCATAGTTGAGTACATTATACCATGAGCTATATTGCTGGATTGCTCTCAGGCTCTGGTTCTCTTAGTTGAGTCGTGTAGGTCAGTGGCATGTCCTTAATCTCATAGAACATCCTCATCATAAGAACGTCTGCAAAGTCTGGTGAGCGCCCTAGCTGTTCCTTAATCTCACTCTTAGGGATTATCTGTAGCTTACTGTCAACAGAGTTGTCTGTAGACTTGATAGCGTCTAGTTCCTCTGCTATGTCTGA